GGGAGAACGGGGCGGGCAGCCTTGCAGCGCCCGCCCCGTCGTTGACTGCTAGAAGATCAGGCGGCCTTGTGATAGGGTCGCACATGCCGAGGGGCAATCGTGCTTCCCTTGTCACCGTCGATGATGTCACCGATAATGTCTCGGATACACGAGCGAATCTGGTCCATCGGATCAACCTGTGGTACGCTCTCGGTGCCGTCGAACAGCTTGGGTGTCGTCACCTTGACCTTGGGGTCCAGAGCCCACTCGCACTTCATCGACTTGGCCCACGGCAGGATTCGACGCATAGGTACGATGAAATTCAAGCCAGCGCCGCCGCCACGAGTCAGCATACCGATATAGGTGCCGTCTTCGAGATACATGCCACCGCCAGACGAACCGGGGTAGGCCATAGTCGATGTCTGCTCGAACATCTTGCCGGTCTTCAACAGGTCGATGTCGGTTTGCGAAATGACGCCGTAGCTGACCGAGTTGTAGAGACCTTGTGTGCAACCGACGTGAATCAGTTTGGTCCCGATGTCCTGCAATTCGGCAGTCAGATCGAACTTGGCGCTGATGGTCGTGGGTCGGAAGTTGTCTTGCAGAATCTCCAAGAGGGCCAAGTCTTCACCCATTTCAGGGTCGCTGTAGGCAATGACCCTGGCCTGAACCTCCGACTTGCCAATCGACTTGCCCTTGTTACGAAATTCCTGGCAGATCGTCACGTTGCTGAAAGTCTTGTTCTTCTGCATTTCCTCACGAACGACGTGCCCGGCAGTCCAGACGTAGGTTTTCGTAACGTCACCGACTTGGCGAGTAACGAGCGTGCCGCTGCCACTGCCGCCGTGGACCTTCACGAGCACACTCACCGCTTGCAGATCGGCAAGAATCTTGGCCTGGGACTGTGCCGGCGTTGCCGGTTCGGCAGTCGTGGCAAAGACGAGTCCGAGATAGGACGGCGTTGGTGCGAGAGGTACGGTAACGACAGGGACTTCGGGGACAATGATCGCGTTCGGGGTCGCGGCAAACATCGTACCGGCAAGCAGTACGAGCGCGACGAGGGACAAGAAGACAGACTTCATAGTGCAAGGCTCCATTCCAATGTGATACAGGGTTCAAACGGTTAGCGGATCGACAATCTCTATTTCAAGTAGACTGTCGTACTCGGGGACAAACCTACTAAGCAAGGCCCCATAGAATGCGTCTCTGACAGCTTCGTTGTGGGTGTCCCCAAAAACCACGTCAACGTGGGCTACATGGTAGATACCCTCTTCCTCGTGGGCGTAGGGCAGTCGGACTCGAACCGCCGTGACATGGGCTGCGTCTCTGTCACGGAAGACATGAGTAAGGCAGTCGATGATACGCTCCCGCGCCGGCGTTACTTTCCAGTCGCCATTGTAGAACGTAATCTCGTATGTTGCCTTGTCGTCCATTTCGTCGGTAAACATTTCGCCAATCATGTTCGGTATTCCTCGAATTCGCCTTCCTGCGTTGCGGCATCCTCCCAGTTGACGCCCTCGAAAACTTCACCCATCGTCATCAATTCCAGCTTCCGGTTCGCGCGAATAACGTCTATCACACGACGGTCGCTCGGCAAGTGAATCAGGTCAACGATGGTGCAACCTAGATTCTCGTCCATGCCTTTTCGGTGAATACGATCCTCGGACTGGATGCGAAACTCGGGTTTCCACGAGTTGCTCCAATACACCGCCATACGAGACTCTACCAGTGTGAGGCTCATGCCTCCCGACTCCGGGTTCGCCACGAATGCCACTCGCGGATGCGCTTCGACATTCGCCCAGTAGTCTAACGGCTCTTCCGTCACCGTCTCTTCATTGTCGTGCGGCAGGATGTTGAAGTTTCCTTGATCGCAGCGGACGGCGCTCCAGCCTTCCTTCTTCACCAGCTTTGTCACTCGGTCAACTGACCCGGTGAAGCCGGCGAAAATCACAATGCGTCCGGTCTCTTCACACTCGTCCAAGAGCATCCGCAGGGCGGCATCCTTCGGGCAAGGAACCTCGCGTGTCACGCGGATAATCTTGTCCACTTCCTGCTTGCCGCCGCACACCGGGCAAGTCACTCTTCGCTTTTCAAGTTGCGAAACCAACTCGTCGTCAAGCAAGTCGATGTTGGAAAAGACTCGCTCTTCATCGCCCGGTATGAACCACTCTTCCACCGTACCGTCCGTGCAATGATGGCACTTCGTCATGCCGTCCTTTTGCTCGCGGTACTGGAAACCATCGCTCAACTCACGTAGCAGCGTCATGCCGGTAATCGCGTTCGGGGCCGCTTCCATGAGCGCCTTAGCAACGCGAAGTGTGCTGGCGTTTGGCTTGCAAACGATCTGCCTGTACCGCTTGTCCGGCAGATTGAGGCAGTCCTTCTTGTGCTTGATAATGACCAGCCCTTTGAGCCGCTCATAGAGGTAAGCTACCTCATTCTTGCTCGGCTTGAACGGGTGATAGTCGGCCGGGTCCGTCAGGCCGTCTAATTCGTGCGGGCCTTCCTCTCGGGTGTCGCCACACACGTCGCACTTATTCTCGTCATCTTTCCAGCCGATTCGCTTCTTGAAGGCGGCCGTCTCGAATTTCTGATCGACCATGAAGGCCATGCGGGCTTCCATCGCCTTTGCGCTGCCTTCTCGCAAGAAGCCCGGCCACGCGATTTCGCACTGACTCCACCAGTCGATAGGCGTCTTGGGTGACGGTGTGCCGGACATCTCAATCACGTAGCCGTGTTCCAGACCCCACTTCTCGCGTATCATATCCGCGAGCCGTTGTGCGGCGCGAGACCGTTGGCTGGTCGCATTCTTCAACCGGCTGGACTCGTCGCAAATCAAACCGTGCGGTGGCGGCACGCCCTGGGGCCACTCGTCAACCACACGCACCAGACCTTCGTAGGTGTGGTATTGAATGTCGAAGCCCTCGGCCGGAAACTTCCATTTGCGGAATTCCCGCTGGATGTTCGGCAGGCTCGTCTTGGGTCCGATCCAGAACCAATCGGTGACGCCCGATCTCTCAATGAGTTCCTGGGCCGAGAGCGTCTTGCCGGTGCCCATTTCCGCCGCCCACAACTGATAGTGATACGTCAGGCCGGCATCCGTTAAGTCCTTCTGGTGAGGCATGAGGGGTCGCTGATACTCGTGGCGAATCAACTCGCGGTCGAACCACTCGAAAACGTCGTCGCCACACAGTAGCGAAAGTTGGAAGCCGTTACGTTGGCAGTCTTCAACCGACCAGACTTTCTTACCGGAGTAGGGACCGTCGCCCTCTTCCTCGAATCCGTGCCACTTCGAGCCCTTCATCGCCTTAATTTCGTCTTTAAGCGAGAAGGGCGACTTGACGAAATAGATTCGGCCGTCTCGTCGCTCGATGGCGGCGGGCACCTTGATTAGACGCCCGCTGCTGGTCCGCGTGATTAGCTTGAGTTCTTCGATCATTATTCTGGTTCTGTTCTGTTGAGGCGCTCGATAGCGATGTCGCAGTTGTGGTCAGTAAGTTCGACGCCGATACAGGTCCGACCCTGCCGCTTGGCGGCTACGAGAGTCGTGCCGCTGCCGGCAAAAGGATCGAGTATGACGCCGCCCGTTGGCGTCGAAAGCAACTTGAGCAAGTAATCCATCATGCCGACCGGCTTCACGGTCGGGTGGTCGTTGTCCGCACCCTTCTCACGCTTGCTCGCCTTGGCCACGTAAAAGAATCGGCTCGCACCGCCCTCGTCTTCATGGCCATGCGTGACATGGGCCTTCTCGGCACCCTTGGACGGACTCTTGAAGTCGCCATTCTTTCGCGGCTTGGCACTGCTCTTGGTAAAGCCGCTCTGCTCGTCAAGCATGGCGGCAGAGCAAGCAGGGTCTCGAATTACTTTTCCTGTCGCTTCAAAGTATTGCGTCCACTGCTCTGGAACTTTGCAAGCTGGCACTTCAAACCTTCGTTCTCTCGTCGCAGCCGTCGAACTACTCTGAGCAATGCTTGATGTGTCATTTTGTGGTAGGCTGCCCCTGTTAGTTGTAGATTTCGTATTCGGTTGTCGTCCTTTACGCCGTTTCGGTGATGTACTATCTCTTTCCTTGTCAATGGCCGACCTAGCCGCAGAGCTACTTTCAGTCGATGTTCTGCTATGCAACGTCGTCCCTTGTTCACCATCTTTACCGCTATCGCTCGCTGCTCCGTCGCTAACGAGTCGAGATTTACGTATCGGTAGCCGCGACTGTAGTGGAATCCCTTGTAGCACGAGTTCTCTTTCCCTCGCTTTGCAGTCTTCTGTTTGATTCTCCGCATCTTGGCTATCGACTTTGGCGTGTGCCTTCTGCCAAACATCGGATGGCTCGCCCCGCGTTGGTTCTGACTCAGGTGTTGGGCGTAGCACTCCGGGCTGCAAAATTTCGCATGTCCGCTTTTCACCCGACTGGGCCACGTCCGAATCTTCTTCCCGCAGATTTGACACTTGACTATAATAGCCATAGTATTCCTTAATAACCCGAACAGTCTCGTCAGGTAGACCGTCTTTCAAAACCCAAATCTCAGTTTGAAGTTCGTCGAGAAGTACGTTAGCAGGCCACCGTCCTTTGGTGGCCTCAATCGTGGCTGCACCCTTCTTCTCGGCCGACTGCTTGATACGCTCGCCTTGCTTGCCGTGAAACGTCGTACCGTTTCGGTCGGCGTTATACTTGTAGCCAGGGCACGGGCCAATACGGCAGGCGTCGATATTCATGCCCGCCACGCCCCACTGCTCGGCATTCTGCGCGATTGTGCCGTCCATCGGCTTCATCGCCAGTATGACCGGCTCCCAGGCCGGTTTCAAGGCCAGCGTCCAACCGGTCCAGGCTTTCGCCAGATCGGTTGCCGGGGCCGTGATTTCGACCGTCCTGATTCGCTCGTCGGCCGTGTGTGCGCTGACGGCCTGGTTATAGCTGGCACCGC